GTTGTGCTTAGGTACACTCTTCTATTCTTTTCGACGTGCGCTCTGCGCAGCTTCGAAGATGTGGGAGTTTGCCAAGTTCAATCGGTCTTGTCCAAGACCTTTATCCCAGCGCCGCGCGGCCTTAGGCCACGTGCGTGTCTGTGTCGCAAGATTTAACTCCCTGGGGGCGTTAGACTTCGACAATTTTCGTAACTTCAACCAGAGCAATAGTACTCTGCCTCCCTCTCTGAGGCTAATATCGTCATTTTGACGTGACAATATTTGCACCCATCGTGGAAAACTTAGTGCTTCGCTTTTATACTGGAAGCAGTCACTCCAAAGGTCACCTAACGCCTTCCAGGTAGGAAGGGTGTAAGGATCGTACTGGCGGATGACTTCATCCACTTTCTTCACACGAGCCCGTAATTGGTCATGGAACGGTCGAGCTACCCATTCTAGGAAGAATTCATTGAACGCTTGCACCGAAATGAAAGCATCCAATGGTCCTCCTTTCCCAAGCCTACTTCCCAGGTACCCCTGAACGGCGATTAAACCGTTTGGGAGTACCACGGGTTTCCGCTTGGTCCGCCCCTTCTTCTCATCCTCCGTCATAGGGCGATCTTCGCCATATGAGTAGGAGTAGAGTCCAAGTTGCGGTAGGAGTTTCTCGATCGCTACAATCGCATTCACGGCCCGGTTAACCAATTCGTACCAAATTCCGACGGCCATGGGCCATTGGAACAGGTCTTCCTTGATCGCCCCACCGGGTCCAACGGCGCTGACCCATGCCTCGAAAGGCACGGACCAGATGCCGCCCGGTTGGTGCAGGCAAGCAGACAGTCTCCCGAGACGATTTCCCAAAGCCCAGACCACCTGTAGGCGGCCTAGGTTTCGGTATCCGAAGCCAACGAAACGTGCTACAGTCGACACACGAATTCTTTCGAATTTCATGTTCTTACGAACTAGCTCCATGAGTGCTGTCAGATTCTTTAACGAAACTGACACTTCATCTAAGGAGATACCCGATACGTCCTGTCCTTTGAAATAAGTTCTCTTAGCGAACTCGAAAGTTCCCTGAGAAGAAACCAGACTTTTGGCTAAGCCGATTTCAACTCCTATCAGATCCATTATTCTCAGGTATTCGTTAGCAACGGCTTTGTTTGCAATACAAACATCGTCGCCCAATACTGCGTAATCCTGAAACCACCCTTCTGCGTCCTTGGGGTTTACTTGAAAATACGCTAACTGCACTAATGCATGATGCGTCAACGCGAGCATGGCCCAAGACGAATAAGCACCCATAGGCTGCCCCACTGCGTAGTAAACCTCGTTGAAACCTAGGTTCCAACTTCGAGCTTCTTTTGGAAGCTTATAAGGTCTACCAACCAGTAAGGTCGCCCATGCGCGCCCAAACGTCCCGGACCCTGTCGCCTCTAATATCTTCTGTTGAAGTATCAACGGTAACCGATCGGTTGCCGCGGATAAATCGTAAGAAGCCACAAAGCTCTTACTAGGATCGT